ATTTCATAATCGTCACAATGGTCATTATGGTCATTATGGTTACAATGGTCATTATGGTTACAATGGTCATTATGGTTACAATGGTCATTATGGTTACAATGGTCATTATGGTTACAATGGTCACTATTTTCTGATTCTAAATTTATTATTGGCTTTACATGCGACGTTACAGATGTTATATTCTGTTTTTCAGACATTAAATTATTAATTAAAATATCTTTTTTTTCTAATGCCTGTAAAAGACTCATTGTTTTTAGAGTATTCCCTTCAATTGAATTTTTATAACCTTCTAATTCTAAAATGAATTTACAATTTTCTTTTTTCATCAGATCAATATTTTCTTGTTGTTTTTTTATTAATAAATCTTGCGATTTTATTTTACATTTATTAGCATTTATTCTTTTTTCACATAAATTTTTTTCAAATATTTGTTCATCTAATTTATCTTTTAATTCTTTATTTTCTTGAGTTATTTCATCTAATTTTTTATTTAAACTATTTACACTTTGATATATTAATTTAGTATTTTCTGATACACAATTAGATGAATCTATACCTAATTCACTTAATAAACTAGATTGATATATTAAAAATAAATCAATAATACTACTGTTATTAATATCTATATTATTACTATTATTTGTAAAACAATTAGATAAATCTAATATATCTAATTTATATCTGATTATTTCTTGATTTAATAATCCAATTGAATTATTTAAATAATTTAATGTATCAGTATCAGTTTTAACTTGGGTGCGGTCATTCGTTTTATTTACAACATCATTATTTTCTAATATTGGTTTATTCCGACTTTCATTATTGGCTCTGATATTTTCTAATTCATTTTTGACATTTTTAATTAACGAATTCATTAATTTATAATTTAATTTTATTTGATTATCAGAAATTATATTATTATAGTTATTATTTAATGTTAAATCATATAACTTATCGATATATGATGATATTCGTTGTGTAGGGTTATTCATATTATCTATATTTTTAATATAGCTATTTAATCTTAAATAACTAATTATATAATTTATATCATTTTTGCTATCTAATAATGAATTTATCCAAATACTAGATTTACAGTTATTATCATAATTTTTATTCCAATATATCAAATCATTAGACCATTCCCAATCATTTTTTATGGAATTAAAACGAAACCAAATTTTATTTTTAAAATAACCAGAATTAAATAATAAATATCCATTATCATAAGTAGAAGTGTTTTGTTCATAACTTTGAATAAATCTCAATGCTTTATCAGTCATTATATCATAATTATTTTTTTTTATATTTACATTTAAATTTAGAAAATACAAAGTAAGTATAGAATTTATATGAATAATATAATTTCTATAATTATATAATAATTATGTGGCTTTTATGTTTATTTTGATAAAACAATCTAAAAATAATTATTATATAAATATTATAATGAATTTTATAAAAAAAGAAATAACAATAGCAAAAAATAAAATTTCATGTATATTAAACCAGAGCAATAATGATAAATTACCATTTACGAATTATGACTTATCCAATCCTATAGACACAACACTTTATGCTATAAAAATTGAAAAGTAATTTATAAATTTTTACGAGATTTACGGCGTTGTAACTTTTTTTTTTTTGATGTACGTGTTTTAAGTTTGCCTCCTGCCGAATGAACTTGATCGCTATCAGGAAAAGTTAATGTATTACTTGTTGTTGAGGCACGTGTTGTGTGTGGAGTTGTAGGTAATTGCCTTGGTGTATATGGTGGATTAACGGCATACATACTTTCTAATACATCTGGTGGTAAAAATTGTCTAGCATTATAAGCAGCAGTTGCTATATCATGATTTCTAAAACGGTATTTTTTAAAAAAATCCCATGCTTCTTTTACACTTTGAATATTTGTAGCCGCTTTAAATTTTTTTACTTCAGGAATTAATTCTACTTTATCAACAATTATAAAATAGTCATCATCTCTTGGGTTAATGTTTCTAAATTTATCGGATTTAGGGAGTAATATATTATAATGACCTGCATTCATTTCTAAAAATACATTTATTGTATAGTCATTTGGGTTTGTTGGTGTATTTAAATTCCATGCGAATTCATCCACACTAAAAATATATAAATTTAAATTAAATAAATTAGCTAATGCTAGAAAATGTTGTTCATTACCCCAATTATCTAATTCCATAGGTTCTCTAATTCCGTTTTTCAAACCACGTAATACTTCGGCACGGTTATGGTATGTGTGCACTAAAGTAGGATCGGCCGTTATAGCACGATAAAGATGCATTCTTAAATCAGAAATATTTTGAATTTCTTGATGTAAATTATAATCCGCAAGAACTTGCAGAATACACCAATATAAGCAATCACCATCATTCGCTTCTCTTAATCTATACCAATTTGGGTCAACATCATCAAATGGGTTAAAATCAAGTAAGCCTACAGGCAGCCTTGTTCCTTTTGGATGTGAACCTTCAATAATTTTAGAACCTTTAGGATATACTTCTTCAATAATATCAGCTGTATTTATATCTCTAACTAATTCACGTCTAACTAAAACATCATGACTTTCCATATATTTTTATATATATATGACATATAAAAATATATTGAACTAGTTTATTATTAAATATTTTTCAGCAAATATGTGAGCAGATTCTATACCTTTATTAAACCCATCCAATACATTTTCTTGAGAAAATTCGAGAAATGGATATTCAAGTGGATTATCAATCGCAATAATATTATATTTATTAATATATTTTTGTAATTTTGTAATATTATTATTATTAATTCTTGATATTTCAATTAGTCTTATTAAATAATGAAAAATATTAGTTCCAGGCATACCTAATTTATTATTGTGCATATTATCTTTACCTATAATTAATTTAATATCTGCTGTTGATGTTTTAACATTTTGTATTGGATATGTTTGCATTAAGCCACCATCAATATATATATGATTTAAAATCTCTACTGGTGGAGCAATAATCCAAGGACTGGCACTTGCTAAAATATAATCGATTATATTATCATTTAATCCATTTATATATTCATAGCAACCATGATACACATCGGTTACAACGCAATTGTATAATTTTAACTTATCCGTATCTATGTTTGGCATATTAATATTTATAATTTTTCTAAGACCATCATTTTGGCATACTGATTTCTCAAAAAATCCATTATAAATTGATTTAATTTTTCCCCAAATAGGTTTTTCACTATAAGCATTAAATATATCATCAATAGAATTTATACTAGACCATATTTTTCGTATTTGTTCTATATCATGTAATATAAATGCAAATCCATTAAGAGCTCCAACACTTGTTCCATCAATTTGATATATAGTAAATAGATAATCATAATGACTTCGTAAACACCAAAGAAAACCCGCTTGAAATGAACCTTTAACACCTCCACCTGGTAATATAAAATGTATCGATTTTTTTTTTGAAATGGGGGTTTTTTTATCTAAATAACCAATCGAAATATCTAGGATATTATCAACAATTTCATGTATGAACAAATGACTTTTTGTAGTTAAATTTATATCAATATTTATATTTTCTTTTTTCATATATTAATTTTATTTATTTAATTTTTAAGTAGTTTAATCATTATTAATTAAATAAATTGTCTAATATAGATTCAAGAAACCCATAACAAAAATCTTCAAAAGTTCCTCCATTCGAAATTAAAATTAGGAATCCAATACCTATAAAACATATTATTGCGGTAATTTGTAAAAAAAATTCTAGTGCTTTATTACCTCCATACATTCCGTCATCTTCAATTACACATGTATCTGAGTTTTGTGTATAAATTAATAAACAAGTATTTATTAATTCGGATAAATTTATTTTTTTTGTTTTATCTATATCAACGCTACTTTCTTTAAATATATTAACTATTACTTCTTTTGTAACTTCTTGACCATTAGACTCTGTTTCATTATCTAATACATATTCTAAATATTCAGAAATTTTATAAGTTAATAAATGATTTAAATTTAGAATGCCTAAACAATTATATGTTACTTGAAATAGTATATCTGACCAACTTCTATTTTCTTTATTTGAATAATAATGTTTAACTAGTTTATCAATGCTATCTTCATCGTAAATATCATTTAAAAAATTTGCGAGTGATGTTTTGTCTAAGGTATTAAATTTGCGAATTACTCTTGTTACTAATTTCTGTTCATTATTAAGTAATTCTTCATCTGTATTCATTAAATCTAATGGATTGCCGTTATGGTCTAGTTGACTTTGTAAATATACTAACTTAGCAAATTCGTCTTTTTCGCGTTTTCGTTGTTTTGACTTCTTTAAACGATTAATTGCTTTAGTTTTTTTTGATATCTTTGATTTTTTAGCTGTATGAGGCATTTTATATACTATTTAATAATTTTATTATTATTGTTAACTATTATTATATAATTTTAATATTTTTAATAAATAATTTCCCATATCATTTTTGTCCAAAAAATTATAATATAATAGTATTTATATCTAAATTAGTATTATATTGTAATATTTTTGATAGTTAATAAAATGAAATAAATTAATAAGGTTAATAATAATATTACCTTGAGGATTTAATATATAAATTAATATTGTTTAATGCTTTCACACTTGTTCCATTGAACTGATGCTGGAATAGTATAATTAGCACATACAGGTGTAGTTTTTACACAAGGAATATTGCCTCCAGTAGGTAAAACTCTTGTAGGATCAATTGGAGTAGGTATGCATGGTCGATGATTATCTTTTTGAATAATTTTAGTATTAACATTCCAGTCAAAAGGTATAGTAACACGTTCTTGTGGGTCGTTACATAACCATTCAAATCTATTCCATCCAGTGCCTCTTAGTGTGCAAGGCCCATTACTTAATCTAGTTGGTTCAGTTACAAACATACAGTCTTTAAAATGTTTCAACTTACCGTCGTTTGGACGGCTACCTCTCTTACTGTTTTCAGAACAATAGGCGCATTCTTCTAAAACACCACCACCACATGGAAGTCCACCTTTACATAAACTATTAGGGCAACAAGGTATATAATCTTTTAGTGGATCTTTAGATAATTTCCTATTTAATCCTACAAGTTCACTGTCTACATCTACTAAAAATGTATCTTTAAGTAGACTATCACCTTGAGATTGTAATCTAATATCAGGAGCATATGGATAACAACCTTCACAATTTTTGTCTAAATTATTAGGTCTTCCTAAAAGATAAGTTGATGGTCCTATAGATTGATTTAATACCTGTTTATACGCACCGTCATCATATTTAATACGATTAAAACTCATAATTATACTATATAAAGATAAAAGATTTTTACAATTTAATTTATTATTAATTTAATATAAGTTTATTTTGTAATTTAAATAAATTTTTAAACTATATAATTAATTAAATGGGAAGTAAAGAAGTATACTCTCATTATTTATTAGAAGTAAAACGTGATTATACAAAACAATTATGTAACTTATTGGTTCCAGTGATGTATGAAGGAATATTATCTTTATATACTTCCGCAAAAAATGCGAGAAAAGATGTCCCTATGAAAATGTTTCAATTAGTATTATCCAAGGTTCCTGAATGGAATCAACATACAATTACTACTGAATATAATAGGATTATAGCCAAAACAAATTGTGAATGGATAAATGAATTAATTACAGCGGTATTTATTAGTCATGCTAAAATATTGTCTAGTATAAAAACTAAAAAAAAAACAAAAACATTAAATCTAAAGATACCTAATGGCGATTATTTTATACATAAAGCATACATTGAATGTGCTAGACAATTTTGGAAAAATCCCTATTTATTATATGATGAAGTAAATAGTATTGAATATCAACGAAATTTAAGAGATAGTGAACAGATTATAGAACAATGTGTAGAAGAAACAATAAGAAAATTATTACCTATTAGAAATATTTTACAACAATATATTGCTGTTGACGAAGAAAGTAGTAGTAGTAGTAGTAGCTCAGATGAAGAAATGCCTGAACAGTCTAATAATAGAAAGAAAGAAACAAAGAATGATATTAATGATAATTATAATGAAGAATATATAACCCAAGCAATCTCTGAAAAAGGTAAACGAAAACTAGAACAATCTGTAAAGAAAACATTAAAAACAAGTGTTAAAACGGAAGATGATGATAAGTTTTCAAATTATAGTATTAGTCATGAAATACCTATTAAAAAAAAAAGACATAACGATAATCAAAATAATGGAATTGTTAATATTATATCATCTAAGTCTAATAACAGTGAAAAGGATGGAGAAACCATAAATAATATTGAAAATATTAACGAACTAAATTTAGAAGGTGGATTATATGAAGTATTAGACCAATCTAACAGTATTGAAATATCTTTAAATAATAAAAAAAGTATAAAAAGTCATGATAAATCCATTGATTTAGAAGCTCATTCATTGCATTTACCTGAAATTAATCTTAGTGATATCAATAAAGAAAATTTATCTCATAAAGATATTGTAATTGATCTTGAAACTAAAAAATTAGAAAAATACGAGGGTCATCATATATCTCCTAAAAAATCAAATTCATTATATGATGATATTGTGTTAAATTTTGAAACTGAAGATGTAATTGATAAAATGTCCGAAAAAAAGTCCGAAAAAGATTTATTAAGTAACCATATCAATATTCCTGATTCATTAAATGATGATATTCTGTTAGATTGGCAAAATCAAAATAAAGATGAGAAACTTTCAGATAAAGGGGTCATTAGCAATAAAAACGAATTTACTAATTCATGTCCCGAAGATATTATTTTAAATTGGGAGAATGAAGATCAACATCTAAAAAATACAGATAAAAGGTCTGATAAAGTTTTAAATTTATCCAATAAATCAGAAAATATAAATAATATTGTTGAAGCTTTATCATCCGATATTAAAAAAAAATCAAACTTAGATGACCATAATAGCTTAAATTTAAGCAACAAATCAGATAATATAAAAACAAAAACCAAGGCCAACCAAAAAATGGATATTGAAATAGTAGATTATATTAGAAAAACAAATGTTGATAGTGATTCTGTATTTAATTTATCTATGGATTTTGATATAAAAGACCCAAAAACTTTTATATCATCAAATTGTTCAGAAATACAAAAAATGCCTTTATCTTTGAATATAGATGAAAAAGATATTCATGAATGTGCCGAAAATATCAATTTAAATACAAAAAATATCGTTATAACTCAATCATTAAATCCTGGAAATGAAGAACATCAAAGAAAAAATAGTTTAAAGCGGAGAAATGAAAAAAAAAGTTATTCCTTTTTTTAAAAATAACTATATTTTTCATATAAAATTAAAGGTATTCTAAATTATAATTATGAATTATGAGTTCCTTTTATTTTTGCGATTATTATACAAAAGAAGAATATATTATACAAATATATAATGTCTAATGTTTATTTAAATGAACACACAATACCCGCCATTATTGCTGTTTTGTATTGTGTTTTATTATATTTAGATAGCAAAATTAATGAATTTAATAGGAAAGGACGCGATTATTTTAAAGCTTTTATTGTAGTTTACTCATTATCATATTTTACAATATATTTATATACAAATTATGTTATAAATGGGCATATTAAATCAGAACTTAATCCTTTAAAACCACTTCAATCACTTAGGGAAGAAATTTTTGTAGGTAATCCCAATTTTTAAATTACTTTATGTTAAAACATTCGTTATAACACATGAACAGCAATCTCTCGTTATTTATATGTATGTTAAATTAAAGATTATGTATTTTAATTTTTTAATTTAAGGATATAATTGCTTAGACAAAAATATATAATAATTTTAAAATTATAATCAAAAAAATTAAGATAAATATCTATTAGTTAAATATGGTGTATTAAGTTAACATCCAAATTTAAATAATATATTAATTTTTATATAAATCTCTTTTCATATTTTTTATGTCTTCATCCATTTTTAAAATATCTTGTCTCATTTTATCAATTTCACATCTAAGTGATAATATATCATTTTTGTCTTGAACTTTCTGTTCTGTAGCATTTGTTTTTAAATGATTAGTAAATAAATTTAAAATACTATTAGTAATTTGATTTGTTTTTATAAAATTTGAAATATGCCTTATAGTATTTTGTTCCATATTTTGTGTATCAATATTACAATAATAATCTATTAATAATTCATCTTGGGAATTTTTTGTATTTTTAATTATATTAATATCAATTTTGTTAAAATGTGTATAATATTCATCAAGATAAGTAATATTATTTGGTGATTGATTAATAATATAATCTATAAAATTACAATCAATTTCATTCACTTTGTGTGTTATAAGTTCATTTTTAAAATTTTCTAATGGCGTGTCTAAAAGATTTATAAGATATTTATAATCAATAAATGGCATAATTCTAAATATATTCATTTATTGATAATAATTTGTATATAGTAATAAAAGTTACCTATATAATTTTGATTTAAATTATAGA